CAGGCATTAGGCGTTACCGTGTGGCACATTTATGAGTCTACCTACCCGAGTGTCACGAACATCCGTAAATCTGTTTATTAAGAGGGTACGCATACGATCTATGCCCTCGTCAAATTTGGCCTTAGTTATGGACGCCTGTTGGACGTTGTCCCTGAACATATAGCCGTGATACAGAGCACCATCCACTACTACGTGCTTATACGCATCGGGGACGGTCATAGCGTCGGTAGAGGCGGTCAGATCTGTGTGATAGGCAAAGTAGTCGTAGCTGACACTGTACGTATCATCCGTGACGGGAGTAAATCCCGCCTTATTATCCGGGGTTCTATACACGTAGGACGGTTGTTCGCGGTCGCCTACTGCCGACGCACTGTCTCTCTCAAAGAATCGCATAAGATATGTGTCGTAGTTTATTTGCTTTAATTTACGTGCGGCATGGTTCTCACTAGCATCGTAGTTAATCCTAAAGGAATCCCAATCAGCAGTTTTAAAAGTGGAAGCCAACGAATATGATTCAGTCCCCGCCACTAAGGTCAACGAACCCGTGCCGTAATTAAAAGGAAAGCCATATTCTTTTTGAGAAATTTCATGCAAGGAAGCATTCACCGCGTCTTTTATCTGTGCCCTAAAGCCAAGGACGCTTGAAAAATCGTCGGCTATTACCTCGACTTCATTCAAACGTCGCAGAGCATCGTTAACCAATGTAATAAAAGTGGTTGCCATTAATCTTCCCAGAGTAAAGGGGTGAGGTTTTTACACCCCACCCCAATAACTATTAAGCAAGGATGTCGCGAGTAACTTCATTGGCTTCAAGAACACCAATGTCGTCAACATTCGACAGCCATGCAAAAACGCGGATCTTACCCGTTAGGGTAGTACCGGTCTGTGCCTGGATAAGAATGTCGAGCGTGTCAGCCGCAGCCGGTACAATCGCACATCCAGGTGCAGCAGGAACCGCGTAGGCACCCGCAGCCGCAGCGTCGAAGTCAAAAGCATCGACAAATGCGTCTGGATCACCACCAGTCACGCCCAAATCAAGAGCGCAATCAGTGGAAGTACCGGTATGAATAGCGGTACATTCCATGCCAGCAGACATAATCATCGTGTTGGCAGGAACCGTAAGTGCTTCAATGATATCGGCAGCAGCCAATGCGGTACCTTTAGCGGTAACAGCAGCAGCAAAGTCGATTTCATTCTGAACGTAGTACGGACTACGTCCACGAGCGCCGGGATTACGAACGGTCGAAGCAAGAGTAGTAACGGTAGCCATTATCTACGCCCTCCCTTAACCGGCAATATTGTAATGGGCGCGAACGAGGGCTTCAGGACGAAGCACCTTGCGACCATACAGATGCATACCACGAACGATGTCAGCGAAGCTGTCATTGTCGCGATAAGTTTCAACCTTCTCAATCTGAGAAGCAGAAGCAACAGCCGAATCATGACCTGCAACAATAGCACCGTAGTTAGTCGCGGAGCCGTTAGTGTCAACGGTAGCCGGACCCGTACCTACGGAGGGCAAGTTGTTAGACAGGTAGATGCGGAAACCTCGGATAAGACCGTCCATAACACGACCGTTACGGAGAACATCCTTACGGTCAGTGGAGAAGTCATTACTGAGGAGTTTCGAGTTTTCGTCGTTTAGCTGCTCCAGAAAGACCGGATCAACAACCAACCAACGACCATCCCGATCAACGTTCTGCTGATCAAGAAGACGAGCCATCCGATTAAGAACTCCAAGAGGAGTAGCTTCACCAGTTGATCCATCGGGATGAGTAGCAATCGAGTCAGTGGTAGCACCACCCGAAACAAAGCTGAGACGGGAAATTAGCATGGAAGCTAAAAGACCGTTAGCAGCGGCAGAAACTGGATCGGTACCTGCCTTGTCACCGGCAACACGAACAGTATTCGGGGTGCCATGAAGAGCGGCTTGCTTGAAGCCCGACAGGTAACCTAGAATGTCCTGGTCAAACTGGTCGCGAAGGCGATAGCCCGCACGGTCAGTAGCCATTGATTCAAAGTTTACATGCGAATGGGCTTCCTCGATGTCGTCAATCTTAAAGGCAAAGTAGTTAGCCTGATCGACAACAAGCGTGAAGTCTTCATCGTCTAGGTCTTGCGGAGTAACAGTAGTACCCCGAACATACGCTTTAACGGTAATCTCTGGTTCCTTGATAATACGAACGGTATCACCAAAGTTAGCGATCTCACCAAAATAATCATTATTGGTGATATCTTCTGCGATACTGGTTTTACGAAAAGCCGCCTGAACCTTCTTACTGTAAATTACAGGCGAGAAGTTGCCGTTAGGCAGGTTTCCGTAACCACCGGCAGTTGAAAAAGCCATTGGTTATCTCCCTATATTGGCTATATAATAAGTTCAGGGGCGTTATTTCTTGGGTATCCTTGCGGGGGCCAAGTCCAAACGGTTTACCTACTACTTATGGAAAAAAGTGTCTAGTATCCATAAAACTGGGGTAGAC